GTTAAGAGTTTAAGAAAGCGTCACGTACCAGTATTTGGTGATGGTTACTATCGTTGTATAGCTGACCCTTCACTAATGAAGGATCTCAGAGCAGATCAAGGCTTCCGTGAGGTAGCTAGATATCCAGGAATGGGACAAGGTTCACCTTTAATGGGTGCCGGTGCTCCTAACCAAGCAATCTATGCTGGTGGACAGTATGGACAAGCTCAGTTCGTAGCTGGTGAGCCAGTTATGCCTTCTGGATTCGTATTTGAAGGTGTAAGATTCTTTGAATCTACAAACTTCCCATCTAAGACAATTACGGTCGATATTGGAGATGGTAACGGAGCTGTTTCAAAGACAACTCCTGCAGGACTATTCTTTGGTCCTCAAGCTATCGGTGTTGGTATCGGTGGTCCTAACGCTCAAGTTTTAATTAATAATAATGACGACTTCAGCAGATTCATCATTCTCATCTGGCAGTTATATGCTGGTTTTGCGAACTTGAATAAGGACTTCATTACCACTGCCTTCACAATTACAGAGTAATAGGAGGTATTATCTAATGGCAACTTACAAGAGTGACGCAGGTTCAATACTGCAACCTGGAAATCAGATCAACAAATTATCCTCATTTAACCATGAAGGTGTATTTGGTTGGCCTGGAATTGAAGCTTTTGAACAGATTGGTTATGTAAAAGTAACTAACGTAGCAGCTGATAAAGCTAGTTTCAAGAGTTTTAGTATTACTGTACCTTCTCCAGATAGAAGAGTAGGTGACAGAGTGAGAGATGACCGCACAAGTTTAGTGGTCAATGCAAGTGCAGCTAGACCTTCATATGTTTATGGAGCTTCTATAGCAATTGCACAGGATGATCCTTCAGGTGGTCTTCCTTCTTTCCCAGCATCTCCAATAACAGCAGACCTCGGTGGTACAACTGGCGAGCTTCTACTACTTGGTCCTGATAATAGTGGTTCACCAATTGGTGTCCCAGCTACTCAATTGTTAGGAAATGCTGCTGCTTCTAGTTCTATAACTGCAGCAAATTCACTGTTCCTTCAGGGTGCAGGGGATACAACTACTGGTGACGTTCCATTCTGGACATCTGTAACATCAACAATCGAAAGAGCTGATGCTGCAAATTCCATGATGTACAAAGTGACAGCCGACACAACTTTTAAAGTTTATAACGTCGATGCTATTACTGGTACTTCAGTTAATGGTGATGGTGTATTTATCTCAGCTGACGATTCAACTGCTGGTAGAGCAGCTTACATCGTTTGTAGAGTTAACTACTTACGTCCAGCAGCAACTGTTGCTTGGAGTGACGTTTCTTCCTTCGTGGACTTTGCTTCACAAGTAGGCGGAACAGATTCTTAATTCATATTTTAAGAATTAGATTGAAATGGCGAGTCTTTATGGCTCGCTTTTTCATTGTCAATAAAAGTTAATTAGGGTAAGCTAAATTTAGGAAAACATTTTTTATTATGTTATATCAACACAAGGTAACAGGCGGATTAGTTGAAAAGATAGCTCAACATGGTGATGGAGTCTACATGGTCATGAATGCTAATGACGAAGTAGATTATGTTCATGAAGATGATTTAATTCCTCATTTGGAAGCTACGAATGAAAAAATTAAAACAGAAGAAAGACTCACTGCAGAATTACAGGCAACTGGAGATAAAACTGCAAAACCTACGAGTAGAGAAACTTTCCCAGTAGATAGACGTTTAAATATCAATACTGCAAGTGCTCGCCAAATTGCAGATACACTCCCAGGAGTTGGTTTAAAAACTGCTAGAGATATTAAAGATTTACAAACAACTATGACTGGAGAAAGATATACAAAACTTGAGCAATTAAGAGGAATTAAAAGAATTGATTGGGATGCAATTTTTGGTGAGAACTTAGTAAGAGTAGACTAATATCAGGTAAATTTTACTTGTTTGAATGAAGCTCGATACCTTTGTACAATCAAAAATACGTTGGCATTTAGGTTATAACTTAACTTCTATACCAGCTGGTGATCAGGCTAGGCTTGAAGAAGCAGTTAATAATGTTCAGGATTCTTTCTGGGTAAGTAAGATTGTTGAGCAAATAAGTAGATGTGATGAGGCAGAGAAAAGAACAGATATGACTGGAAGTATTAATAACAATACAATTCCAAAAAATAGAATAGAAAGTATTCTTGGAGATGTTGACCGTACAGTTTCAACTTCAGACTTTCGTGAGACATTAAAGACTTGGACAGAAATATACATCTATGAGACTGATAGACTGGCAATGCATTTATATGTTCCAAATTATCGGAATCCAGCACAGGCTAGATATCGATTTAATAGAGAAGGTGCAGAGTTTATTCAGGCTCTTCCAGGACCAGCTGATGTAGCTGTAGGGACAAGGTTATTTTTAGAAACTAACCACAGGTAAGAACATTTCCCCCTGTTATTCTTAAGGAAAGAATTGTAAATTTACAATGGCAGTAACCTATTTTCAAGACACAATATTTCTTACTGATACAGCTCTAACTGCTCCAGGGGATGGAACAGTTTTACAGGTAGCACAAAATAATTTCTTTGCTACAAAAAGTTATACTTTGACAGTGACAGTCGCTTCAATTAACACTAACGTAATTGTTCGTTTGGACGGAAGTATAGATGGCACTAATTATGCTCCAATTATTGCAGCTCAAACTATTACATCTAATGGAACATCTGTTTATAGTGTTGCAGATAGACCAGTAAAATTTGTAAAAGGTGTATTTGTTAGTGAAAGTGGTGGAACTGCTGGAACAGTAACATTTAATTTAGCTGCTTTGTAAATGTCTGTTTTACCTACAACATCTCTTGGTTATACACTAGGTTTAAGGCGAGATAAAAATATTTATGGACAGGGAGAAAGAGGTCAGGCTAACCCTTTTGAGCAAAGTAGAGGTCGTACTAGAATGGCAGGAGATCGAAGAGTAGATATCTTCACTGCAGAAAGGGATTACATGCGTAAACCAACTGTAAGAGGAGATTATTTACCTAATCGTTTCGTATCTTCCGTACCTGTATCTAGATTGGAGACTTCTGATGGCTAAAGGAAAAATGCCTCCTCAGCTTCTTGAATATTTTAAGAACAAAAATAAAAAGAAAGAAGATGGCAGTGGAGAAAAAATGTCTGATAAAGAAAAGATGAAAGAAGCTCTATCAAAAGCTAGAAGTAAAAAAGGAAAAAAAGGTAAAAAAGAAGAAAAATAAGGAAAAAAACCTTCCTATATAATTAAACTAAGCCTCTCAGAAAGTAAAAGTGTCAAGCAGTAGTTCAAACAAACAACCATTAATGGTGGATCGCCCAGCAACCGCCTCCACATTATGTACGGTTTCATCAGGGCAATCTTTTTTAACAAGTTTAATTCCTACAGCGGTTGGTAATGCTACAAAAGTATTTGATGTTGACTCAGCCTTAACAGATACTGCTATTAGTGGAGCATATATAGATGAAATATTTTTTAGATATACAAAGAAAGTAATACAAACAATCGATGCAGCAACTGCTCCAACTGGAACATATTCAGCAACTAATGCTGTTTGTACAGTCACTCTAGGTTCAGGACATAATCTAGAGATTGGTCAGAAAGTATTTTTAGATTTTAAAACTTATAGTTCAGGAACAGTTCCAAAAGATGATGAATTTACAGTTTTGGATACAGTTAATTTCACAAGTACTACTTTCGATGTAACAGTCCCATCAGTAGGTGGATCTGCAATTACAGGAAACGTGGATATATCTTTACCTACTGATTTTTGTTTTTATCTTGTAAATTCCGGAACAGTAACTAATATAAACCAGTTTTTCCCTTTATTTGTTGCAAGTGTTGATTCTAGTCAGCAAGATTATAGTTTAACTTTAAATGAAAAATTACCTTTAATAAATCACCCAACAGTTCAAGCTGGAGCAAACTTCGTAAGTGCAAATAATGAAGTAGCACCTAAGCAAAGAGGATTAATGTTGAAGAGAGGACAAGCTTTATACGTAGCTGCGAGTGGAGCTACTGCGTTGACAAATGGTTTCTACTGTAATGTTCAAGGTGGTTTCTATTAAGAACAATGGCATTCGAAATCAAAGGGTTTGATAAATCATCAAATTTTGATTTTAAGAGAAAATTTAAAAAATTCGAAAATAAACCTAAAGAGCCTAGTATCTATCCAAGAGGATCTGATGGCTATGCTTTAGAAAGTGAAGTTAAGTTTTATAATCAAGATTCTTTATGGACAAGATGGAGAAGAGGATATGAATTATATACATTTACACAGCAGATATTAGGATCTACTTCTAAAGAAAGAGATAGAAGAGGAGACTATAGATTATTTTTTACGTTTCAACAATTTCCCGGAGTTTTTATTCCAGCAAGAATATTTACTTTTCCTTCTACAAATCAAGAATTAGGTGAACATATTTGTGGAATGAGAGATACAGACGGATTCAGTTTCTATGAATTTGGATTACCAATACTCGAAGTAAGATATTTAGCACCTTCAGTAAGTGCCACTTACTCTCAAAGTGGTACATCTTTAGTTGTAACAAAATCTGATCATGGTTTATATCCAGGAGATAGTGTTTATTTAGACATTTCTACTGGAAGTGCAGTTGATGAGACATTAACAATAGTAAGTAAAACTCAGAACACGTTTACAGTTACAGCATCTAATTCTTTAACATCTTCAGGCAATGTTGTTTATCACAACTCAACAGCTTTTAATGATACTAGATGGAGATTCGTAAGAGTTAAATTAAGAACTTTACCTACAGAAGTTGCATTCTTAGCAGGAGAAAGAATGGCTGACAGAATTATTGAAAAAGATCCAGGAATTACTTCAACATATTCGAGATCTGGTTCTGAAGTAACAGTGACTTGTAGCTCCGTTCACGGCTTATCAACAGGTAATAAAGTCTTTCTTGATGTCAGCACTGGTAATGTTGCTTCTGGTAGATATACAATTGAAGTCACCTCCACAACAGTGTTTAAAGTCACAACAATAACTAGTGGAACAACCTCTGGAAATCTTAAATTAAATAGATTATTAAGAGGATTCAGATATGACGATTATGTTGGATATACCGTTACTGGTTCTGATGCAGATACTAATGAGATTATATTTCAAAAAGCCGATAGCTATGGAGCAAAGACTGTTGACACAATTGCTAAAACAACCGTACCAGCTCATAGAGGATTTGCAGTAGGTAGATATTTAACAACTGAATTGAGATGGAATTGTTCTTGTCAAGATTTTTCTAGAAGAGATAGTTATGATTTATTTAGTCAAAAAAATCATGAGAAGTTTCCTGTTACAGCTTTAAGAGATACAAAACCTGGTAATGTGTTACAACCAGATGGAACTTTATCAACTGAAAGAGATATTCCAGGTACTTTTAGAGATCTAGGATATGTGACTATAAATAACTTTTATCAATTACCAGAATATGAAGATGAAAAAGAATTTTCTTTTCAAAATCTTCTCTATTATCAACTACGTTGGTGCAAGCATATTTACGCAGCAATGTGGTCACTTCTTCATGATGAAGGTAATGAGCCACTTAAATTAGCAGCTAAATATACTCAAGCTGGAATAAATATAACTGTAAATTTTGAGAATCATAATTTAAATAAAAACGATAAAATTCAATTAAATTTTACAAGTGGAAATGCTATTTCAGGAGAATATACAATAACTGATGTCCCTAATCCTAATAGTTTTTTAGTTGTTTATCCTTTCTCTGAAACCACTAGTGGATACGTAACAGTAGAAAATTTAAAAAAACATGAATATGTAGGAGCATGGTTACTTGAACCAAATGATAAACCTATAGGAAGAGGTTACGAAAACTGGGAAAAGAGATGGGCAAAAGAAAAAAGAAAAATGCAGGAAGCTGTTGAAGTTTTTGCTTTATATAATCGATCTACAAAATGGGAAGGAACTAAAGAAGTTATTGGTAATTTCAATAATAATCAAAATGTAGCAAATTTTGATCCTTCGGTTATTGCCATGACTTTGACTGATAGTTTGAAAAGAGATGCAAAAGGTAATTTAGATAGAGATGGACAATCATTAAATACTACAAACAGATTGCTTTCAATGGTCAATAAATTATTTAATAAAGCTCCTACTGTTTTAGACGATATAAAATTTGGAATAGTTAATAAACCTTTGATTGAATTTACTGATGCTTTTGAATCAGGTTTGATTAACTCAGGCGATTATATAAATGGAGAGTTAGTAGACTCCGCTGCAACGACTAGCAATCTTGATGCAAATACATATAGTCCAGATACTGATCAGGATACAGTAGTAGATGCAGGTTTATATTTAAATGTGGAGAGTTAATTATGGCAGTTCAAATTCAGACTCGTAGATCGAGTACAGCAAATGATAGACCTTTCCCAGTTAGATTAGGAGCTGGAGAGTTAGCTTTAAATAATAACAGTACAAGTCCAGGATTATTTTTTGCAGATAATACTGCTTCTCCAAGTACAGGTTTAATAAAAGTTGGTCCTGTTCATATTGGAAGTACTGCACCTAATACTTCGGCTGCTGGTTTTACATCATCAAGTAAAGGAGAAACTTGGCTCGATACAGCAAGTACTCAAATATTTAAGATATATGATGGATCAGCATTTCAATCTGTAAAAGCAGTAGCATCTGTTTCTTCAGGACAACCAGCTAATCCTGTAGATGGGCAACTACATTGGGACACAGGTGGTAGTGGTGCTTTAAAAATATATTTAGCTTCGAGTTCTAGTTGGGTTAATGTTTAATTATGATTAAGAAGATGATCTAAAATTCTATCTAATTTTGAATGAACACCTTGCATTTCTCTTAAAAAATCTTCTTTTAAAACATAATCGTGAATAACACTATTTTTTAATTCATCAACATCTCTTTGAATTCTATCAAATTTTCTATCTAATTTTTTATTAAAATTACCCAAAGCTCTAGATATACCAGCAAATGCACCGATACTTCCAGAAATGATTGCAGCTATTACTTGTGGTTCCATACTTCTATTATAATGGTAGGCACAGTTTAAAATATATATTAGTACAGAGATAAAAATGTCAACTGCTTACGAACCTAATATACAAGGAGCTATTGCAGTCTTAAGAGACTTGATGATAGCAAATAGTTTTACGATGACTCGTGAACCATATGAACCTAATTATAGAGGTTTAGTGGATGCAGTTATTGATTTAAAAGAAGGATTTCCAACTTTTGCTCCACTACAGGTTGGATTTGATGCTACTGCATTTGAGAATGTTACTGAGGGAGATGCTTTATATATGAGAACATCTGATGGTCAGGTAGGAAAAGCAAGTGCATCTAACGGATTATTGGAAAATTCTCAGGTAGTTGGTCTTGCTAATGCAGATGCAAGTGCTAATGCAACTGTAAAAGTTATTGTTATTGGATTAAAAACTATGTCAAGTCTGGATGCAGGAGATCTTTATTTTCTCTCCCCATCAACTGCTGGAGCTATAACTCTAACACCGCCTTCGTCTGCTGGACAGGCTGTTGTAAGAATTGGAGAAGCTGCAACCACAACACAGTTTGCAATTCGAATTGAACCCCCTATTAAATTAAGCTAATGGCTAGTGTAGAAGCTCTCGCTCCATATCAACCTAATGCACAAGGTTTAACTGAGGTTTTAATTGATTTAAAATCCACAATGCCTAGTCAGACAGTATTTAAAGTTACTGGGTATGAAACTTTATGTTTTGAAGATGTTACTCAAGGTGATGCTTTATATTCAAGAGCTAGTGACGGAAAGGTAGGAAAAGCTATTGCAAGTGACACATTTGATAAAGCTTTAGTTGCAGGAATTGCAGAGACAACTAAACCTGCTGGTCAATCAGTAAAAGTAATTACTGCTGGGATAGTTACAACCTCTGGATTAAATGCAGGCGATCAATATTTTTTATCTGCAGCTTCTGCAGGATCAATAGTTGAGACACCTCCATCTACTGCTGGTCAATATGTAACAAGAGTCGGAGAAGCTGGAAGCACTGGGCAATTTATAGTCAATGCTGATAGACCAATCCTTTTAAGCTGACAGTTTACTAGACGTAAAATAGAAATAACTAACAATTCAATAATTTATTTTTTGAATTGTATCGGAATATAAAATGGCAACAAGAAAGGCACTTGTTCTAGTTTCAGGTTTATTTCAGGAGTTAAATTCTTCTTCTGATAAATTAGATTTTGCTGGAAATACAACTGCAGATTTAACAGAAAATACAAATCTTTATTACACCAACGCAAGGTCTAGAGCTGCTGTATCTGTAACTGATAGTGGAGGAGATGGGAGTCTTGCATATAATAATTCCACAGGAGTAATTACATATGTAGGACCATCTGCTGCTGAAGCCAGGGCTCATTTAAGTGTAGCTTCTGGATCAGGATTAACATATAACTCAGGAACAGGAGAGTTTGGAACAAGTGCAATACCAAATGGTCAACTAGCTAATTCAGCAGTTACTATTGGTAGCTCTGCTGTCTCTCTAGGTGCAACACTAGGAACAATAGCTGGTTTAACTTCTTTAGCTTCTGGAACTTTAATATCTGGTGTGGCTGATGCCGCAAACGCTATAACATTAGCTAGTGGAAATATTACTTTTGAAGGATCAACTGCTGACGCAAATGAAACAATATTAACAGCTGCAGATGCATCTGGTGGAGACAAGACTCTTACTTTACCAAATGAAACTGGAACAATACTATCTACAGCATCATCGATTGCTAATAGTAATCTAGCTAACTCTGCCGTAACTGTTGGATCGACCGCAGTAAGTTTAGGAGCAACAGTAACTACGTTTGCTGGATTATCTTCTTTAACTTCTACAACTTTAGTTGGAACTACATTAATATCTGGTTCTGCTGATGCAGCTAACGCAATAACTATTGCAAGCGGAAATATAGTTTTTGAAGGAAGTGGAGCTGATGCTAATGAGACAACACTAACAGTTACGAATCCAACTGCAGATAGAACAATTACATTCCCGGATGCAGCCGGTACAGTAGTCTTATTAGGATCTCTAAGTGTAGCTGCTGGCTCTGGATTATCTTATAACAGCGGCACTGGACAATTTACTACTAGTTCCATTCCAAACGCTCAGTTAGCCAACAGTACGGTAACAGTAGGAAGCACTGCCGTAGCTTTGGGAGCAAGTGCTACAACATTTACTGGTCTAGCTTCAATAACTTCTACTGCTGTAGTATCAAATGACAGTGGATTTAGAGTCAGAAATAATAGTGATAATACGAAAATATTAGCTTTAGATTGCTCTTCTATAACAGGCAGCACTACAAGGACTTTAGTAGTTCCAGATTCAAATGGTACTATTGCGACTCAAGCATATGTTCAAGCTCAAGTAACAGCAGAAGATCTTGATATAACAACAGATTCTGGAACTATAGCAATTGATTTAGACTCTGAAGCTCTACAGATTTCTGGAGGTACTGGAATAGATACTAGTGCTTCTGGAAATCAAGTAACAGTAGCTGTAGATTCGACTATAGCGACTGAAAGTTTTGCTACTGCAATAGCAGTGGCATTAGGATAGTATTATGGCAACCCAAGTTCAATTTAGAAGAGGAACAACAGCTGAGCACACTGGCTTTAAAGGTGCTGATGGAGAGGTCACGGTAGATACCTCTTTAAAGACAGTTGTTATACATGACGCTGTTCAAAATGGTGGATATCCTTTACTTAGACAAGATGGATCTAATTCACAACTTGAGAGAGGAGCAACAACAGCTTGTGCTCTTAAATTTTCTGGAGATCCTAATACTGGATTAATAAGTCCAGCTGCAGATGAAATTGCTTTGGTAACTGGAGGAGTTAGCCGTCTTACAATAGATTCTAATGGAGCTGCTACCTTTACTGGTAATGTCCAAGTCAATGGGGATTTATCAGTTACAGGAAGATTTGATTCCGGTGAAAACTTAGCATTAATTATTGCTTTAGGATAATATGGCAAACACCTTCAAAGTCGATACAAAATCAAGTTGTGTAACAGACGCACATACAAGCACAAATGCAAATGTCCTATCAGCTGGAGGCTCTGCTACATTAGTTCTTTTGAGCATTTTAGTTTCAAATAAAACTGGAGCTAGTGCTGATGTTGATGTTTTTTTAGTTACTAATACAGGAGATGATGTATTTCTTTTAAGAAATGCACCAATACCAGCAGGATCTTCCCTTGAATTAATTAGTGGATCAAAAGTAATAATGGAATCTAGTGATGTTTTAAGAATAAGAACAGATACAGCTAGTGCTATTGACGTTGCTGTAAGTTATCTAGAACAGACCTAAAATGGGATTATCAGTAAATAACGATCTTGTAACTTTATCTGATAATTTCGAAAGTCTCAAAGCTAAAGTTGAGGCAATCGAAGTGATAGTTTATGGTGAAAAAGTTTTAGAACTAGATGATTCTACTTGGGTAAATATTCGAACAAAAAGAGATTATATTTTAAAATCTACAGATTGGACAGTGATCCCTGGTTGCAGTGTAGATCAGGCTCAATGGTCTGCTTATAGACAAAATTTAAGAGATATTCCTCAAACTTATACAGAAATAACAGATGTTGCATGGCCGAGTCAACCGTCTACTTCGGGACCAAACTCTTAAAATCCTCATATTTACTGAGCTTAAAATAAACAGAGATACTAAGAAGATTCTCGATTAAACTGCTATGCCATATATTGGAAATACTATTCGTGCCGCTGACGATTATAGATTAATTGATGACATCAGTAGCTCGTTTAACGGAAGTGCAACAAGTTTCGCATTACAAGTAGCTGGTTCTGCTCCAGTTCCTTTTCCAAAATCACCTCAGCAAGTTTTAATATCAGTAAACGGAGTTATTCAGGAACCTGATCCTTCTGGATCTTCAGGATTTAATTTAGTTGGTACAAATATAGTATTTAGTTCTGCCCCTACAGGAGGGCATGCATTTTTTGGAATAATATATGCAACTGCTGATTATCTAAATGCAGGTGGTAACTTCCCTGCAGGGTCATTGGGTGCTCCCTCAATTACCTTCATCGGGGACGAAAACACCGGCCTCTACAGAAAAGGCGGTGGAAGTATAGGGTTTGTTGCTGACGCTACTGAGATTGCAAATACTGATAGTAATGGTTTAACAATTTCTTCTGGTAATTTAATTTTACCTGCAGATATCATTCATTCTGGAGATACAGATACAAAGATAAGATTTCCAGCTGCTGATACATTTTCAGTAGAAACTGGAGGAGCAGAAAGATTAAGTTTAGGAGCAACAACAGTATTTAATGAAACTGGTGCTGATGTAGATTTTAGAATTGAAGGCGATACAAATGCAAATTTATTTTATGTAAACGCTGGTACTGATGATATAGGTATTGGTACTTCGTCACCTTCTGGGGCTTCTGGGATTTGTTTAGAGATAAATGGCGGTTCGGGTCAGGCTAGACTTGTATTAAAAAATAATACTACTGGAAGTGCTTCAACTGACGGACATCAAATATTTTCTGATGGAACTACGCTAGGCATACAAAATAGAGAAGCTGGAAATATAACATTTGAAACAAATGGCGGAGAACGTATGCGTATAGATTCGTCTGGATTTATTACTCAAAAATTTACTTCAAATAACTCATCAAGTGCTGAAGGTTTATTTATAAACAAC